CCGAATACATCTGGTACAAATACTTACACAATTAATTTTGAAAATAGTTTATATCATCCACACATGGGTCACACTTCTATTTTAGAAACAACAGGTTTCACAACCAATGATGGTTCTGGTAGAGAATATTTCTTAGACGATGATGGTTCTGGTAACGTGAGATTATTTTATCTTGTTGGTGGTGTAAAGACAATTCAAAATTCTACACAAGGAACAATCAACTATACAACTGGTACGATTACAATTACCAATTTGCATGTAACAGCAGTTTCAAATGTTGATGGTGCAACTAGTACACAAATTCGTGTGACAACACAACCTGCATCTAATGATGTAGTTCCTGTTCGTCAACAACTGATTCAAATCGATACTGCCAATATGACTGTTGATGCCGACTTAGATACTTACGAATCTAATGCAGGTGTTGGATATACAACAAACGCAAGTTCTTATATTGCATCTGGTACAACATCCAGCACATCTACCGGTACAAGAACAACTGTTACAACAACAGGTGCTGGTTCAGGATCTACATCAAGTTATTAATGACCAATGGCAACTAATGACAAAAAATTATCGAACTTAGTTTCACGTCAACTACCGGAGTTTGTGCAATCACAAAGTCCTGCTCTTTTAGAATTTGTTGAAAAGTATTATACTCTTTTAGAATCCGCACAACTTACAATTTCCAATGTTGGTGATATTGATAACATTCTTTTAGAAACCGAAGTCACATCTTTTTTACAACTTAACGCTACTGATGAATTTGGAAATGATAATGGTGATTATATTACTGATGAACAATCAGGTAAAGGTGAGTTTCAAAAAGGTGAAATCATCACAGGACAAACGTCTGGTCAAACGGCAACCATTCTTACCGAAGATGCTGACAATGGTAAACTTTATATTTCTTCTAATACAAAATTTATTACAGGTGAAGAAATTATCGGATCATCATCTAATGCAACTGCAATCATCAGCAAGTATCGTGCTAATCCAGTAGAAAACTTTACTAATCTTTTAAAGTATATTGATGTTGATGATTCGATTGATGATTTTTTTATACAGTTTCGAAATAAATTTTTAGATACCATACCAAATAACTTAGATTCTGATTTAGATAAAGAAGCATTCACGAAAAGAGTTATTGATTTATACAATCGTAAAGGTTCAAAGAAAGCACATGAATTATTCTTTCGTGCTTTGTTCAATGAAACACCTGAACTCTATTATCCAAACAGAGATATGCTTCGTGTCTCCGATGGTAAGTGGTCAGTTGATACAATTTTAAAAGTTACACTCATCTCACCTTCGAACGGTGATACAGGAAACTTAGTTGGACAAACAATCACACAACAAACAGTGGTTGGTAATACTGTCATACAAGAGGCAACTGCTGTTGTTGATCTTGTTACAAAACAAACAGTTAACAATCAAGAAGTTTCAACACTGTTTATTAATCCTGGTAGTATCAACGGAACATTTCTATCATCAACAGGTGATAACTTTGATTTAGAAGATGACAGTGGTATTCTTTTATTAGAAACAGGAGATGAGATTGACCAAGAAGAACAAGTTCTTTTAACTGGTGTTGATAATACTGATCCAGATGTTATTATTACTTGTGCGATTGATAAAGTTATTGATAATGTTACTGTTAATGAATCTGGTAGTTATTACACGGTTAATGAAGCGATTGAAGTTGATAATTCTACATCAATTGGTACTGATGGTAGTATAACTATAAAAAATGTTCAAGGTGCTTCGATAGACACAATTAAAATTGAAGACGGTGGTTCTGGTTATGAAATTGGAGATACAATTGTTGTTGATAATACCAATACAGGTGGTACAGGATTGGCTGCAAAAGTTCGTATCATTAATGGTGGATTTACTTTAGAGACCTCTGATGATGGCGATCAACTTTTAAACGAAGATGGTAGCACAATTGTCATGGAAGGTGCAACCAACAGTAACCTTGATGATATTACAGAAATTACAATTACTGGAGATGGTAATGGTTATACAACAGTTCCTACTTTAACAGTCTCCAGTTCAAGTGGGTCTAATGCATCATTGTTTGCTGTAAGTGCTAATGCGGGTCGTCTATTAGATGTCAACATACTTGACCATGGATTCCGATATGAAACTGCACCATTACTTACACCACAACTTCACATGCAAATTGAAAATCTTTCTGCTTCATTTTTAACCGGTGAAACAGTAACCATGAATGCTGTTTTTGATTTAAACTTAGAACGGTTTGATACAAGAGAAGATCGAGTAGTTTTAGAACCTAATCGTCCTTCCGAAATTTTATTAGAAAGTGATGATGGTGGTATTCAATTAGAGGATGAATTAGGTTCTTTTATTATGCAAGATACTGAACAAGCAGTTGAAAAGAAAAATAATTTAAACATAAGTCCAATTGAATTTTTAAAAGCGGAAGATGATGATTATTTAATTGCTGAAACTTTAGTTGAAGATACTACGTCATACGATATTATTGCTGAAGATGATGATACATTAATTACTGAATCATTATCTACTGCAACTGCCGTTGTAGAATCTTATGACGGTGATCGAAATATTTTAGTGTTGTCTAATGTTGATGGAACATTCTTAGTCGGTCAAACAATTACAGGTAATACGTCTGGTGAAACTGCAACTGTTCTTTTAGCAAATCAAGCTGAACTTACAGCAACGGTCGGAACAACAGTTACATCATCTGGTGAGTTTGTTAATGTTGATGGACACGTTTCTGAATTAACAAAAAAGATACAAGATAGTTTCTACTACCAAGATTATTCTTATGTCGTCAAAGTTGGTGAGGCAATTGCATCATGGAGAGATGACTTAAAACGTTCTATACATCCAGCAGGTTTCAATGTCTTTGGTGAAGTTTCTGTTCGTACACGAGTTGATGCACAAATCAAAAAAGGATTTACTTTACTCAATGGATTTGGTGAGGGTGACTTTGTATCACTACTTGAAGTTATCTTTGCTGAGAAGATTGGTAGACGACTAGGTACAACTACTGACGGTACCTCTGTTCGTGCAAATCCAAATCGTGGTATTGAACAAGATACTGCCTTTGCAGCCAATACAAGAGATGTCACTCTAAGCACAGAAAAGAAAGTTTCATTTCCGTCACAGTTATCTGAGACCATTCGATCTGTCGAAGTACGAACTGGTATTGCAACAATGGGACCAAGAATTGGTACTCTACAAAACATATTGTATAAAACAAGAACTTTTAGTCACCCACTTTTTGATCAAACAAGCGATGACACTGATACAGGTATTACAATTGGATCATTAAATAAGATTGTACTGACAGGTACAAGAAACACAAGTCTAAATGGTCGAGCAGTTCAGTTGGGTGAGTTTGTGAATAATCCAAACATGAAAACAAATTTCGCAATTCCTGCTCAAATATCAATATCTGGTAACACATTTGATGATACTTCAGTAACATTTGATGACACAACAGTGACGTTTGATGTCGCATAAGTCGTATAAATAGTATTAATATGTCTAAACAATCAATTAATATTGGAACAGTCGCAAATGACGGAACAGGTTCAACCATTCGTGCTGGTGGTGATCTTATCAATGATAACTTCAATGAAATTTATAATAAATTAGGTGACGGCACAGATTTACATGATTTAACTTTTCCAAACGCAACTGATACTGTCGTTGGTCGTGCAACAACTGATACCCTTACAAATAAAACATTAACATCACCAACAATTACAGGTACAGGTGCTATTGCAGGAACATTTACAGGAAATATTACAGGTGATGTAACAGGTAATGCTGACACAGCGACAGCACTTGCAACTGCAAGAAATATTGCAGGTAATTCTTTTGATGGCACGGGTGATATCACAATCGCTTCTACTGATTTATCTGATACTTCAAGTATTGTATTACTTACTTCAACTCAGACACTTACAAACAAAACATTAACTGCACCGGTTCTTGGTGGAACAACAACCTCAGCATCAGGTAATATTGTTCTTGCTCCCGCCACTAATATTTTAGAAGTTCAAGGTGATGGTTCTTCGATTGTTGGACAAATACAATTAAATTGTCATGTCAATACACATGGACAAATTATCGCATCACAACCACATAGTGAGGCTGCAACAAACACACTTACACTACCAGGTGGTACAACAATAGGAAATGCTGATGCAACACTTTTATCCGATACAGGAACACAAACAATTTCAAACAAAACGATCGGTGTCACACAGATTGTCGGAAACACAAGAACTGCAACAGGTGATGGTTCTACTACAGCATTTACAGTGACAGACGGAACGACAACAGATAATACTTTAGTATTTGTTGGGGGTTCAATAACAACAGATTACACAATAGCATCAACAACATTGACATTTGGATCAGCGCCCACTGGTTCTGCAGCTATTGTCATAAAAGAGTTATAAATATGAGAGAAGGAAAAAATAAATGCCAGCAATAATTACTAACAAATTTCGTGTTCACAGTGCTGAACAGTTTAACGAGAGTTTTGGTGAGGCAGGTGATACATATTATCTTGGCATTGGTCGTCCGCAAACATTTGTTGACAATCAAGCATTTAACGATGGTACTGACGCTGCTCCTCCAACTCCAAATGATGATATAGGTTCTGAGTTATATGCTTACGATGACCTATTATCTGCTAAAAAAATTACAAGTTCTGATGTATCAATAGTTATTCCTAGACGTAACTGGACATCTGGAACTGTCTATGATTATTATCGACATGATTATGGAAATATTGATTCAACAGGTTCAACTATATCTGCTGATTCTGGTGCAACTAATTTATTCGATGCAACATTTTATGTAATGAATAGTACATTTGATGTTTACAAATGTATTGATAATAATGGTGGTGCAACATCAACAACAGAACCTACAGGTAATAAATCAACTTCAACATTCACAACTGCTGATAGTTATGTGTGGAAATATATGTATTCCTTAACTGCAGCTGAACAATCCGCTTTCTTATCTACAGACTTCATGCACGTATCGACAGAATCAACTGACTACTCTACAACTGCTGGCGCTATTGAGAATGTCAAAATCACTGATGGTGGTTCTTCTGGTTCTGATGATACATATACCAGTGTTGCGATTCGAGGTGATGGTTCAGGTGGTGTATGTACCGTTGTTGTGTCATCTGGTGCAGTAACAAGTGTGACAATTACCAATGCAGGCTCTGGTTATACTTTTGCAAGTATTCTTGCTTCAGATTTTGGAAACGTATCAGGTGCTGATATTGACTTCATCATTTCACCAGAAGGTGGACACGCTACTGATGTTGTCAAAGAACTTGGTGGTTTCTTTGTCATGTTAAATGTTGATCTAACACAAAGTGAAAGTGGTGAATTTACTACAGGTAATGATTTTAGAAGAATTGTTTTAGTAAGAAATCCTGTCGATAGTGGAACAGGATCAACTGCAACTGCTGATACTTTAGATGCAACAAAGTCGATGACTTTTGCTTCTAATCCTGGCACATTTCAAGCAGACGAAAAAATTACAGGAAGTTCAACAGGTGCTGTTGGTTTTGTTATTGATTATGACGCATCAACTTTTGTATTAAGATATATTCAGCCACAGTTTGCAAATCAAGGTGTTGATGCAAATGGCGACTTAACAGAGTTCACAACCTCTGATACAGTCACAGGTGCAACATCTGGTGTATCTGGTTCACCAACAAGTGTTGATATAACTCCTGAATTGACACATGATAGTGGTGATATACTTTATATCGAAAATAGAAAACCAATTTCAAGAGCTGCTGATCAAACAGAAAACATCAAACTCATAGTGGAGTTCTAATAAATTATGGCAACTAACTTTAACGTTAATCCATACTATGATGATTTTAGTGAAGATAAAAATTTTCATCGTGTGTTATTTCGACCTGGCTTTGCTGTTCAGGCAAGAGAACTAACACAACTACAAAATATTCTTCAAAACCAAATTAAAAGATTTGGTGACCATATGTTTAAAGATGGTTCCCAAGTCATTCCTGGTCAAATACAATATATTAACACATATCATTATGCAAAACTTTCAACATTTTC